GCTCGAAGTGCTGTGCGAGGAGATGCTCGCCCCGAACACCAGCTGGCAGAAGATCGCGACCCGCCCGGTGATGGCGGTCACCGCGATCGACTGCTTGGCACCCGACAGCACACGCACGCCACTTCCGAATGAAGACTATGCGTTCGAACTGGAGGCGGACGGCTCGGCGAAGGTACGTATCCTGAAGCCCGGTCCCTGGCGCCGTTTCGCGGTTCGCTTCACCGCTGGCATGGCAACGGATTGGGCTCACCTTCCAGACGGCCTGCGCCAAGGTGTGCTCCGGCTTGCTGCCTACCACTATCGCCAGCGGGACGAAGCGGACGTTCGTTCCGTACCCCCCGCAGCGGTCGCCGCGCTATGGCAACCCTGGCGCCGGATGCGCCTGATATGATCAGAGCTGAGATCACCGACCTGCCACGTCTGGCCAGTCGCCTCAGCGCGCGGGCGGCAAGTCTCGCGGCCGCGACTGCCGAGAACCATTCCCGCCGGCGGCGCCAAGACCCCGTTCGCTGGCGCCGCGCCGACCTCCTCTGGCCGTTGTTCTCGAAAGGCCGCTGACCATGGAAACGCAGCTCCGCGCAGCGCTCATCAGCTGGTTACGCGCCTATCCGGCGCTGGCGGCCAAGCTAAACGCGATCGAGGAAGAAGCGCCAGTCCGCACGAGCATCCCCTGGCTGGGTATTGCCGCCAGCGCGAGCGTCGACTGGAGCACCAAAGATCGCAGAGGACGTGAGGTACGCCTCGCGATGGAGTTGCACATGCGGGGTGACGATCCGGCTACCGGTGGGCAGACAGTCGCTCTGATCGAAGACCGCATCGAGAGCCTGCCCTCCGTCCAGCCCGGCTTCTCCGTCGCTAGCACCCGCTTCTTGCGAGCACGCGCCGAGCAACGCGCTGCAAACGTACGTGCGGTGCTGCTGGAGTACCGTTTCCGAATTCTCGAGCCCTGATCGAACACGGAGTGACCAAGCAATGACAGCTCAAAAAGGCTCTGCTTTCCTACTCAAGATCAGCGACGGAGCGAGCCCCCCCGCCTACCAGACGGTCGCCGGCCTGCGGACGACACAAATGTCCATCAACGGCGACAGCGTGGTGGTTACGCATAAGGGCTCAGGAGGCTGGCGCGAGCTGCTATCCGGGGCCGGCACGCGCTCGGTCTCAGTCAGCGCCGCCGGAATCTTTTTGGGCAGCCAAGCCGAAACCTCGATCAGGGCGCATGCCCTTGCCGGCACCCTCGATGATTACGAGCTATCATTCGAGGATGGGGAACGGCTGCGCGGCAGCTTTCTGGTTCAGCGGCTCGATTATGCGGGCGATTTCAACGGAGAGCGGAATTATACTGTTCAGCTCGAGAGCTCCGGGGCGGTGCTCCCAGCATGAGCGCGGAGCCGATCGCCAACGTCGCTCGCGGGGAAGCCACTCTCATGGTCGGCGGGCGGCCGCGCTTGGTGCGCCCGACGTACGCCGCCCTCGTGGCAGCCGAGGAGGAACTCGGGCCGCTTTACGCGCTCCTTGAGCGAGCAGGCGACGGCAAGCTCCGGCTGAGCGAGATAGCAGCGCTGTTCTGGCATTGCTTGGCCGATCGAGGGGACCTGACCCGAGAACAGGTGGGCGATGCAGTCATGTCGATGGGGCTCGCAGCAACAGCCGCGCCTCTCCGCGCCCTCCTCTACCAGGTTCTGCAGGGGCGGGTGTGAGCCATACCTTCGCCAGCCAAGCCCTGCGTCTCGCAGGTATGACGTGCCGATCACTCGGCTGGCGCCCTGACGACTTCTGGAACTCAACGCCGGCGGAGATCGCACCGATCTTCTCGCGCGATCCTCAGGCCGGCGACAGCTCGCTAAGTCGGCGGGAATTTGAGGCCCTCTTGGAGCGTGATCACGATGGATGAAGACCTGGATACGTTGCTGGTGGAGGTTAGGGCCAGCACCAGCGGGTTTAAGGCTGATATCGAGGGCTTGCGGGGCACCTTCGACACCACCCTTGTCGACGGCTTCGCCAATGCGGGCAATGTTCTGGAGCGCGGGCTTCTCTCGGCGATCCGCCGCGGGAGCCTTGGGTTTGACGATCTGAAGCGGACGGCACTGCAAACGCTGAACGAAATCGCTGCGAATGCGCTGCAGTCCGGACTTTCCGGTCTGGTCCGGGGCCAGGGCGGCGGCGCCGGTTCTCTGATTGGCAATGCCGTGGGTGCCCTTCTTGGTCTGCCGGGACGAGCCACCGGCGGACCCGTTTCTCCGGGGCGCGCCTATCTGGTAGGTGAGCGCGGGCCAGAGGTGTTCGTGCCGACGAGTTCTGGCCGCGTGGAGGCAGGCGCGCGACCCCATGCGCCGGACAAAAGCGTCAGAGTATCCATCAACCTCGCTTCGACCCGGGGCAGCGATGCACCTGTCGCTCTGCGCCGGTCTTCGCGCCAGGTGGCGAGCGCGGTGAGCCGGGCGCTTCGCCAGTACTGAGGAGGTCCGCAATGGCTTACTGGCTCGCCTCAAAGCGACGCGGGCAGACCTTCGACTATATCCAGCGCTTCGATCCACGATTCTGGACAGTTGATTTCCCCCGCCCAATGATGGCTTCGGTGGTGACCTCGGCTGCCGATGGCCTGCGGGTTGACTTGGAGTATCACCACGGGGACTCACTAGCGGGTCTCATCTGGGATAGCGTCGACCGCCTTGACCACCCGCTGCTCGCATACGAGACAAACCGGGACTACTCGCATACAATCCTGCGTTTTCGGTGGCGCTCTGCGGGCATCATCCCGCTCGATCAGGTGAACGGGCCGACACTGACTATCCAGGGGCGCGATGCCGCCGGACAGCCGCATTCCTGGTACGTTCGCCTATGGAACTACGCTGTGGGAACACCCGAAGACGCTTCCATCGAGCTGCCTTTCTCTCAGTTGCTAGATGGCTGGGACATCACCGCCGGTACCACATCGGTGCACCCGGCTGACATCGACCGGATGTTCATCTCGCTCGCGCCCCCGGGGTTCTCGACGGGTGCACACGTAGTCCTGCCGCAGCGAGTCGATGCTTGGGTGGAACTCAGCGCTATCAGTTGCGATGGGGAGCACGGGTTGCTCGAGATCGGGGATGTGCTCATCCCCGAGCACCCAGTGCGGATGGCGACTGCCTACGACGACAGCTACAATCAGACGCCAGAGCGGATAGTCCGCTCACTTCGCGGGCTCGGCTATCGGGAAGACGTCGTTCACTATGTCGGGATGAGCCACTACTTCCGGCTCGTGCCTGATGCGGCGGGGCACCTGCTCGTCGACCGCTCGGGAGAATTTGCCGGTCCCTGCAGCGCCTGGCACGCGAGCTTTCTGGAGCACTGCGCGCGGGCCGACTACAAGGTTGCCCTGTCGCTTTCTTATGAGTTGTTCGACGAGCACTGTCCCGACGACTGGAAGCAGCGGTTTTTCGACGGGACTCCCGCACTAACCGGGTGGGTTCCTCCCTCAACACTGCTCTCACCCAGCCATGGCGAAGCCATGGATTACCTTCGCGCAGTCGCCGAGCGCTTCGTACGCATGGCTATGCACGTGGGAATGGAAGTGGCATTCCAGATCGGCGAGCCTTGGTGGTGGCAGGCACCGGATCGGCGCGTCTGCCTTTATGACGACGCCTCACGCGCCCACTTTCGTGCGCGGCTCGGCTTTGATGCCCCAGACCTCGGCCGCCTGACCGATTTCCTATCGGATAATCAGAAGCAATTGCTCGACGAGGCCGGGCACGTCCTTGGAAACTCTGTATGTTCGATACGCGATCGGGTGCGACAGGTAGCCGGGCCCAGTGCCGAAGTGATGATCCTGCTGTTCACCCCCACGATCCTGGATTCCGCCACGCCCGAAGCATACCGCGCGAACGTGCCGGCCGAGTGGGCCTGGCCCGCGTTCGATCGGCTGCAGCTTGAGGATTATGATTGGCTGACCGCCGGAGCGGAGGCGCTGCGAAGAGAGGCATATGTGATGATGCAGGAGCGCCTGCAATATCCGCTCTCTCAGCAGGATTACCTCTCGGGCTTCGTCTTGTCTGCGCAAGACGCGGTGCCGTTCTGGAAGCGCATCGACAATGGAATAGACGAGGCTTTCGCGCGCGGCGTCGATCGCTGCTTTTTATGGGCGCTGCCACAGGTTGCGCGCGACGGATACACCCGCCTGCCGGACCCGGGAGATGGAGACACCATGGAAGCTTTCGACGATGTGCTCTATCCCCTTGCGCTCGGGCGAGACGCCGGCGTGAGCCCGGAGTTTTCGACGTCCGTCGCGGTCACAGCTTCTGGGCATGAACGGCGTACCAGCCACTGGGCGGATGCGCGGCTCCGCTTCGACGTGGGGCCAGGTATCCGCTCGGAAGAAGAGCTCGGCCTCCTGATCTCATTCTTTCGCGCCCGCAGGGGCGCCGCCCGTGGGTTCAGACTGGGCGACCCGTTCGATTTCAGTTCCAACAAGATGACCGGAGTTGTTGGCCCGTTGGATCAAGTGATCGGGCGCGGGGACGGTCTGGCGGGGACGTTCCAACTTGTGAAGCGCTATGGAAGTGGCACCGAACCGCAGGTGCGACAGATTACTCGGCCAAGACGGGACAGTGTGCGGATCGCGGTGAATGGAGTTGAAACAACAGACTTTTCCCTGCAGCCCGGCGGCAAGATCATACTGAGGGTCGCGCCCGCCGCCGGCGCGCAAGTTACGGCCGGCTTCCTGTTTGATGTACCTGTACGGTTTGCAGAGGACCGTTTGGACATCACGGGCGCGGCGTTTGCTGCGGGAGAAGCTCCGTCAGTGCCGATT